TATGTACATTAACTATTGGCGACAGCAGTTGCCCACTTAAAAGGAAAACATATGACTATTAGTCTTTTAGATATTGGTAGTGGGTACAATCGCTCCTCTATCAACTCAAACTTCCAAGCAATTGAAGCTGAGATAAATAATGAACTGCTTGATAGAGATGGTGGTAAAGCCCTCCGAGCAGATATGGACTTCAACTCTAACGACCTGCTCAATGGTGGACGAGGAGACTTTGGCTCCTTATACGTAGATGGGTTGAGAGTATATGGTGGCAGTGGTACAACCCCTGCTAGTCAGTTTACTACAGTAACACAGATGTTTGCCTTAACAGGACAAGAAGTAGGGGATGTCTATACTGCTGGCGGTACTACTTTCCGAGTAGATGCGGTAAGTGACCCAATGGTTATTGATAACTACTCTGCTCTTAGTGAAGTTAACATTGCAGCCTTTGGTGCTCTAGAAGATGGCAGTGACGCTAGTGTAGCCTGTCAGTCAGCTATTGACTATTCAGCTCCTAGAGGCTATCCAGTACGTATCCAAGGAACTTACACTTGGAGTGCCACAGTAAATGTCTACTCAGACACCATCCTGTACTGTGATGGCTCTAAGAACACTGTAGCTACGGGTATCGGTACTCTTTTCCACGCAGATGCCACAGTGGAGGAGGTTGACAAAGTAACCATCGTTGGTGGTGAGTGGGTGGCTGGCTATGACACTACTCCAGATGTAACCTTCTACCATGCAGAGGGCAGCTATAACAGCGGATCTCCAATATATGTATGGAGATCAAATATAGATCGTGTACGGTTAAGTGGCTTTAACTGGTTTATCGAAGGAGACTACCACAGAACTTTCAACGTAACCAATAGCTTTAGTTATGGGCGTAATGGCATTCGTTTCGGCTATAAGAACGTAGAAGCTTCTGTCTCTCAGTGTGTCATCTTCGGAAGGGCGTTTGGTTCAGCAGATACAAGAGGTTTTAGTATTGGTGAAGGGGCTGGTGTTTCTAGCCAATACTGTGAAGGCATTAAGATTAGTAAGTGTACTGTTGATGGGCATGGACGAGCTGTTAGTCTCTCCTCCATTCTAGATTTTAACTTGACAGACAACTGGTTGAGCAGTGCTACTGAAACCTCCTACCATGTTTTATATGTAGAAGATGACGGTGTCAACACCATCTATAAAGGTATAAATATTAATAACAATACCTTCAAGAGAGGGCGTATACAGTTCGCTACTAAGTCAGCCCCTCCTATAGTTACAAACATGCAGCTTGCAGATAATTTATATGTTGACGCTCAAGAGATTACTATAGGTAACTACTGGAACAACATGTCCTTCTCAGACTGGGACATTGAGCGTGTAGGTGGTAGTTCTGGTACTGGTATCGGTATCCTCTGTGCTTTTGAGAATAAGAACCTGCACTTTAACAATATTAGGTTTAGACGAGACTGGGTGAGACTTATCTCTATCTTTGGTGATAGGTCTACCGGCTGTATTATTGACGGTGTGGTTTGTGACACTTTCATGGATCAACCTTTCTACTTTGAGACTCTCGCTAAAGTAAATAATTCAGCAGCAGCTAAGACACCAGCTGAATTAATTAGTTATGGTGGGCAGGTTATCTATGCAGGCAAGCTTGATGCAGCTAGTGAGGGTGCTGTGGCATTCACTACTCCAACCATATCTCTCCCAATCAATTCACTAATACAGATTGAAATTCATGGACGTGTTAATAACACTAATGCCAGTGGACGACTTCAGTTCTTCTCTACCAATGCTGCTGCTGTAGAGAGTGTTACTCAAGGCACAGGGTTTAGTGGGCGTTATGTAGAAATGACCAACACCTCAATGAGAATAGATGCTACACATATCTGGAAAGTAGTAAGTACAGGTGATACAGAGCTACAGGTATTAGCAGAGACAGGTGACTTATCTGTAGCAGGTCAGGCATATGTAGTAATCCGTTACATCTAAACAGGAGCCCCCGTACCAGCGGGGGACTACTTTATGAAGATAGACAAAGCACGATTAAAAGACGGGATGGGAAGACCTCTCACCCAAAGCCTATTCTTAGAGATAGGCTATCACGAAGACAGAGCAATTTATACTTTTAAGGATGAAGATCATGAGTATAAGGGAAATACCTACTACTCATTGAAGAGACTCTACCTAGAGATGGAAGATCCCACTGAGTATGAGTTTGCCAATAGGTATTTATTAGGTTGGCAGCACTGGCAAAGACTTAATGAGAACAAGGCTGTGGCTAAGCATATCGCTGAGTGGAGGGAAGAGCTAGAGCTCTCCCTTCGTGCTCAGGGGATACGTGCTATCATTGACCAAGCAGCAGATGATAAAGGCTTCCAAGCAGCCAAGTACTTAGCTGAGAAAGGTTGGGACAAAAGGCCAGCTGGTAGACCAAGTAAGAATGAAGCACTCCGTGAGAAGCGTTTAGAGGCCAGACTTGAAGATGAGTTCAAGGGTGATGTAGTTAGACTACTAGGAGACAGGAAATGATAGAGAGAGTTTTACTAGGCATGGCTATTGCCAGTTCCTCACTAGCTGAAGTGTCCATTGAGTCCCGTAACGGCATCACCTCACTACACAGTGAGGGGGAGCCTATCGCTAGGTACTTGAGTGAGAATGAACTCACCTTCTCTAAGGGTGACTTTGACTTCCTGCTCATTGGTAATGTCTACGGTACTCAGAACTGGAAGCAGCGAGTCAACCAAGAAGACGGTTGGCTTAAGACTGACGCAGTTAGGTTTGAGTATGGGGCAGAGATCAAATACCATATTTCTGACAGTTGGTCATTATACACTCGGCACACAATGCCAGTAGATAGGCATGACAGGAGTGTTGGGGATGGCTGGCACCATGAGTCCTATCGTTGGGACTCTGGGGTAGTATATAAACACACTTGGAAGTAAGTATGCAAGACGATGACTGGCTACAAGACGCTAAGATAAAACTGAAGAGAATGTCTGCTGATGCTAAGGAAGTGAGGGAGAGGGCTATGGCTGACCTCTTCTTCTTCGCTAAGCTGGTGAACAAAGGGTATATGTATGGAAGTGTACACCAAGAGATCTTTGCTTGGATGCAGGACTATGCATTATTTGGACAAGGTGATGACACCACTAGTAACAAGCTTATTATGTTACCTCGTGCCCACCTCAAGTCCCACATGGTGGCCACTTGGTGTGCTTGGATTATTACCAGACACCCAGAAGTGACCATGCTCTATGTATCAGCTACATCAGAACTGGCCCAAACTCAGTTGTATGCTATACAGAACATTCTTGGTAGCCAGACATACCTGAGGTTCTTCCCTGAGTATGTGAATCCACAAGAGGGTAAACGTGAGAAGTGGTCTGCGATGAAGATGAGCGTTGACCACCCTAGACGCAGGGAGGAGGGCATACGAGATGCCACTATATCCACAGCAGGCCTAACAACCAACACAACTGGTTGGCATGCTGACATAGTTGTAGCAGATGACTTGGTTGTCCCTGAGAACGCTTACACTGAAGACGGACGTGAGAGTGTAGCTAAGAAAGCTTCTCAGTTCACTTCTATACGTAACGCTGGTGGCTTCACTATGGCTTGTGGTACACGTTACCACCCAAGAGATATTTACGACACTTGGAAGGGGCAGGCCTTTGATGACTTCAATGATGAGGGAGACTTCATAGGCAAGACAAAGGTTTGGTCTATCCAGGAGTATGTGGTGGAGCAAGATGGCATCTTTACATGGCCAAGAGCTGTTAGGGAAGATGGTAAAGCCTTTGGATTTGACCAGAAGACTCTTGCACGTATTAAGGCAGAGTATGTTGACAGGATACAGTTCTATGCTCAGTACTATAATGACCCAAATGACCCAGGCTCTGAGAGAATTAACAGAGATAAGTTTCAGTACATTAGTCCTAGGCTTCTTAAGAAGAATGGCTCTAGGTGGAATTACAACGGTCTTAAACTTAATATCTATGCCGCAATAGACTTTGCATTCAGTCTTAAGAACGAGGCTGACTATACAGCTATTGTTGTCATAGGTATAGACTGTGATAAGAACATCTACGTCTTAGACATTGACAGGTTTAAGTCTGACAAGGTCAGCGAATACTTTCAGCACATTAAGGAGCTGCACTCTCAATGGGGCTTTAATAAGCTGAGGGCCGAGGTTACAGTAGCTCAGACAGTTATTGTAAACGGCATCAAGGAGTATTTGAAGAGGGAGGGACTCACCCTGCCTATTGACGAGTTTAGGCCTTCTGCTAAGGAAGGTAGCAAGGAGGAGCGTATCAGAGCTTCTCTAGAGCATCGTTACGACAACTTGCAGATGTGGCACATAGAAGGTGGGTGGACTCCTCAATTAGAGGAAGAGCTAGTCCTAGCTAGGCCACAGCATGATGATATGAAGGATGCCTTAGCCTCAGCAGTAGATATTGCTGTAGCACCTAAGCAGTCTAAGAGGAGTGGCTTAGAAGACATGTTCGGCACTCCAGTAAAGACACATTCACGTTTTGGGGGAATAGCCTTCCGGTGAGACCGACAAACTACATACAAGCTAAGGCCTACCTACAAGACCATGGGCTTTGGTTTAGGAATATGCAATACTACGAAGGGCATTTAATACTTACTACTGCCCAAGAGCATTACGACAAGAGGAAATCAAATGAGCAATAAAGTTGCTGAAATTCAAGCTGCCACTGGTCAAGATGCTGAAGCAGCTTGGGTAGTAGACCTGTGGGAGACTTTCAACAATCAGCGTAGGAGTAAGATGGAGGAATGGAAGGAGCTTAGAGACTACGTCTTTGCTACTGACACTAGCTCAACAACTAACTCCACACTGCCTTGGAAGAACTCCACAACAATCCCCAAGCTATGTCAGATAAGGGACAACCTGTTTGCTAACTATGTCTCAGCACTGTTCCCCAATGACAACTGGATTAAGTGGGAAGCGTATAGTCGAGAGGATGCACATAAGAACAAGTCTAAGTCAATCGAAGGCTATATGTCTAACAAGGTAAGGGAAGGGAAGTTCAGACTAGAGTTTGAGAAGCTCTTGTACGACTATATTGATACAGGTAATGCCTTTGCTACCACTAGCTTTGAATCACGCTACAAGGAGATGGTAGACGGCTCTGTGGTGCCAGATTATGTTGGCCCTACAGTAGAGCGAGTGAGCCCACTAGACATTGTCTTCAACCCTCTGGCCAATAGCTTTGATGACAGCTTCAAGATAGTTAGGAGTGTTAAGACTATAGGTGAGCTGAAGAAGTTAGCCGCTACAGATCCAGACCAGAAGTTCTGGGAGGCTGCTCTAGCACGTAGAGAAGAGATACAGAAGATGTCTGGTGGCTACACCATTGAAGACTTTGACAAGGCTGTGGCTTATCAAGCAGATGGCTTTGGCAATATGTATGAATACTTCATGTCAGACTATGTAGAGATCTTGGAGTTCTTTGGTGACTTCCATGACTCAACTACTGGCGAGCTACGTACAGACCGACTCATCACTATTGTAGACAGATCTTACACTGTAAGAGATGCAGAGATCCCAACATGGTATGGTGGTGCTCCTATTAGACATGTAGGCTGGAGATACAGACCAGACAACTTGTGGGCTATGGGGCCGTTAGACAACTTAGTGGGCTTACAGTATAGACTAGATCACCTAGAGAACCTCAAGGCAGACGCTATGGACTTAACAGTTCACCCACCACTTAAGGTGATTGGTGAAGTTGAGGAGTTTGTATGGGGGCCAGGGGTTGAGATTCAGATAGATGAGAATGGTGACGTACAAGAGCTAGGCAAGAACCTTAACGGCATTATGGCAGCAGCTAGTGAGATGGCAGCTATAGAAGACCGTATGGAGCTGTATGCAGGTGCTCCTCGTGAAGCAGCTGGTATCCGTACACCAGGAGAGAAAACCCTAGGAGAGGTGATGCAGTTGGCTACAGCAGCTGGTCGTATCTTCCAGACTAAGGTGACTAACTTCGAGATAAACCTCCTAGAGCCAATCCTTAATGATATGCTAGAGACTGCTAGACGTAACCTAGACATCACTGATGTTATACGTATAGCTGATACTGAACTTGGTGTGACTGAGTTCTTGAGCATTACCAGAGAGGATATTGTAGCTAATGGGGTGGTTAGGCCTATTGGTGCTAGACACTTCGCTAAGCAGTCTCAGGACTTGCAGAACGTTATGACCATCTTCAACTCTCCTATTGGACAGATGATAATGCCTCATACGTCCTCTAAGAACTTGACAGACTTTGTCAATGACATTACAGGGCTAGAAGGCTATAACATCTTCCAACCTAACGTAGGCATCTTTGAGCAGCAAGAAGTGCAGTCTACTGCTGAGATAGCTCAGGAAGAGGCTCTTATACAGAACACAGCACCAACAGGTGAAATATGAAAACAGTCTGGACTAAAGGGAAGGACAAACAGCTAGAGGAAGACATCAAGTCTTCCTTTAAGTCTTCTGTAGTTGTAAGGGCTAGGCTAGCAGAGATATGCTCTGAGAAGATAGGAGCTGCTATGACCACTCATAAGAACCAGTATGACAGTCCTAGCTGGTGCTATGAGCAGGCAGATGCTATAGGATACAGGAGAGCTTTAGAAGAAATAATTAGCCTTCTTGAAAAATAAAATTAGGAAAAACAGGAAATTTCTAGTATATAGTAGTATACTAATATACATATTATTAATAACTAATCACAGTAGGATACTCACCAAGTATGACAACTGATCAAACAGCTTTTAGCAGTAATACTGCTACGCAGGAGACCCCTGCACAACAAGAACCATCTCAACAATCAGCTTTTACAGACCAGTTAAGCATGATTAAAAATGAGAATGGAGAGCAGAAATATGACAGTGTACCTAAAGCTTTAGATGCTTTAGCTCATTCTCAGCAGTTCATCCCTCAGTTGAAGGGTGAAGTTGCATCTAAGGATGCTGAAATAGCAGCGTTAAGAGAAGAGTTAAGTAAGCGTGAAGCAGTAGGTGATGTTGTAGAAAAGCTCACTGCACAGCAAGCCCAGCCTGAGTCAACCCCTCAAGCTAGTGGACTAAATGAGCAGGACGTGTTAAACCTCGTTCAGAACTTCTCAGTTAAGCAGCAACAACAACAAGCTGCTCAAGTCAATGAGAAGGCAGTTAGTGATGCACTATTCAATCAGTATGGCGATAAGACACAAGAGGTTGTCGCTAGTAAAGCTGCTGAATTAGGCATGACTGTCGAAGCTCTGCAAGGATTGTCTCAGACAAGCCCACAAGCAGCCCTTCAACTCTTTGGGACAGCAGCTCCTAGCCCACAGGCTAAAGCTACTACAGGCTCTATTAACATAGCAGCTCAAGCTCCTAAAGAAACTCTTGATGTTCCTCCTCCAGAGAAATCTCTCTTACGAGGAGCTTCCACTAGAGAACAAACGGACTATCTCAACAAGATTCGTGAGAATGTCTATAAGAAATTTAATGTTGAAAATTGAGGATAAGAAATGATCTTAACTACTTCAAACACTGCTTTTATTGAGCAGGAGATCTACTCAGATTTTATTCTGAAGAACTTGCACGATGGTTTGCTAGGTGAGCAATACTATCGTAACGTTGCAGACTTTGGTTCTGGTGACACTTTAAACATCCCTACTGTTGGTTCTGTAACTATTCAGGAAGGTGCTGAGAACGAAGCATTTGAATATTCACCTATCGACACTGGCCGTGTCACTCTAGTAATCTCTGACTATGTTGGTGATGCTTGGTATGTGACTGACGATATGCGTGAAGATGGTACTAACATTGACGCTCTAATGTCAGCTCGTTCAGCAGAGTCTACTCGTGCTGTCCAAGAGAACTTCGAGACTCGCTTCCTAGCTACAGCTGAAGCTGGTCAGACAGATGCTAATGCTAACACTATCAATGGCTTTGCTCACCGTATTGCTTCTTCTGAGACTAACAATGTATTCGCATTGTCTCAGCTAGTAAGTATGCGTCTTGCTTTCGATAAGGCTAACGTTCCTAACCAAGGTCGTGTATTCATTGCAGACCCAGTTGTAGAAGCTACTCTTAACAACTTGGTTAACATCACTACTGACGTAACACCTTTCGCAGAGTCTATCTTGCGTAGTGGTATGTCTTCTGGCATGCGTTTTGTTGGTCAGCTATACGGCTTTGACATCGTCTTGTCTAATCGTCTGCCAACTGGTAACTTTGGTGATGGTACTACATCAGTAACTGGTGGTGTTGCTAACATCGCTATGTGTGTACTAGACGATCAGTGTAAGCCTGTTATGGCAGCATGGAGACGACAGCCACGAGTTGAAGGTGAGCGTAATAAAGATTTGCGCCGTGATGAGTTTGTTGTATCAGCTCGTTGGGGTATTGGTATTCAGCGTGTTGACACTCTAGGTGTTATCATCACTTCAGCGTCTAACATCTAAGGAGAATTATAATGGGTTTTGAAAACAGTGCTTTCCCTCACACAGAGGGTACGGCTTATAACCACTATGGTCAACGCAACGTTGGTGGCCTAGCTGGTTCAGAAGCTCCATCTGCTGGTGCAGAACGTGAAGTGGTTGTTAACTTTGATGGTGATTCTTTGCCAACTAAGATTAAGGTTCCAGCTGGTGCTATTGTGACAGAGATTGTAGATTTCTTCACAGGCACTATTTCAGCAGCAACTGTAGGTGCACAAGACATCTCAGGTGCTAATGGTGCTGTAGCTAACTACGTTACAGTATCTGCTACTGCTGACTTGACTATCTCTGGCCCAACGGCTGGTAATGCAACGGTTAAGTATCTAGTAGGTTAACCTTAAGGGGAGGGGAGAGATTCTCTCCCTTTCTTTTTGTCTGGAGGAAAGATGACAATACAACACAAAGATATACCAGAGGCTCAGCTACATGACGTGAAGGGTGCCTCAACTTCTACTGCTGGACAAATACTAACTTCTAGTGGTGGTGCTTCTACATGGGCTAGTGCCCCGACTGGCCTCACAGTCAACCAAGGGTTTATTGACTATAACGATGCAGCCACAACAACAACCCCAATCACCCTCACAGCCAACACTTGGACAACTATTACAAATGATGGAGCTGGCAGCTTCACCAACAAGACGTATGCCCCAGACTCTATACCAGAGCTAATGGACGAGATAAGTGCCTTTGACTTCTCCGATATGGAGCTTGGTACCTCAGTATTAATACGTAATGACTTTTCAGTTACCCCAGATACAAATAATGCGCTACTGGAGCTACGTTATCAACTAGGCTTAGGTGGCTCAGCCTACACGCTAGAAACCATCATAGGCAGACTGGATAGTGGATCAGGCATCCCCTACCGTTTCAGTCTCCGACCAGACTTCATCTACATGGGTGACACCAATACAAAAGACAACCCCGCCTACTTGCAGCTTAGACTTTCTTCTAATGGTTCTGTTGTAAATGCAGGTAGTGTTGTACAGGTGATAGGACGATGATTAAGATCTATAGGGACGATGAAGCAAATGCCATATTTATTGAGAATGCTAATGGGGCACAATTTTTAAATAGCCTACAGGCAACAGTCCCTGATAGCGGTCTTGTAGACATACTAGATTTGGCCAGAGATATTCATGTAGTGTCAGAGACCTCACACACTGAGTTTGTCAGAGAAGATGGTACAGCATACCCTGGGACATCTACTGATGTGTGCAATGCTTTAAACGCAATTTTTCAAACATCAGGTTCATCACAAGGACTTGCTCCAACTATTACTTCTTC